AAGGGCATATTAGATCCTCTCCAACAGCTGATTTATTCCCCTAACAATCAAGTCTCTGATCTCCTCCTTAGCTTCTAGAGCAACCTCCTCAAATATAGAGTATAGGGGAGTAGGCTTTACTCTCTTGCCATAGAGGGTTCCTCTCCTAGATGACTCTCTATAAGTGCTCCTCCTAAGAATGCTAGTTCCTCTCCATGGACGTTTCCTCCCTGTCACCAGATGTGCAACCACCACATAGTCTGGTCCCCTCTGTACATCTAGGTTTGCATAGGGAGGAGCTCTTCTCTCGATCTCTGGTACTAGAATCTGATTGGCTGCTCTCTCCATGCAATCTAGGACAGTCTCCTTCAATGCTGATCCAAAGCTACGGAGCTTCTGAGCAGCCTCAGCAAACCCATAATATATCACTCTAAACAAAAGATCACTCTCCAGCTGAGATTTTAACTAGGATAGCCTCACGTATATCCACAGAGTCCTTGTGGTAATGGTTGATTATCTCCCGTACCTCAGTCTCTATGTTGTCTGGTAATATCACTCTGTCATTCACACTGATAGGGACTGTACCAGAGAATAGAGCTGAATAATCTCCCTCCAGCCCAACTCCAAATACATTCCAGATCTCCCTCATTCCCCTTGTAGGGGTTACCCATGCCTTTGTGGTTATGGTGTCAGAGTAAGTGTCAGAGATCACTACTCCCTCATCATCAGTCTCTATGGACCGTCTATAAATGGTGACTGACTGTCCAAACAGCTCTATTAGCTTCTGAACTGGATATTGTAGGCTCATGTCAATCTACCTCTCTCCAATGTCATCTCCTCAGCTGTCTTCCTAACTCCACTCTTCTCCTTCACTAGGCTCATCACATGATAGTACTGGTCAAGGTACTCCCTATATGGCTTCACATCAAACTTCATCCTTATTGGTCCACGAGCAATCGACAATGGGATGGCAGTGTACTTCTTCACATAGAAGAGGAACCCTGTAAGGTATGCACATGCAAGCTTAATTAAGTCCCAGTTGATCTCCTCCTCCCAAGTGTAGGAGTAGCTACAGGTGATCTTCTTAACAGTTGATGGTGGAGCTGAGGACAGGACTATTTTTCCCTGATCTGGATACACAGCTGAGACAGGGACTGAGGACTTGGTAGAAGGGTCTGAGCTGTCAGTCCAAGTGTAGACTGTGAGATCAGCCCCAGTGACAGACTTGTCCCCATTGGTGTCAGCTATTGGATAATGGGAGGTGCTAAATGTAGTGTTCACACCATCTATGCTCCCAGTCAGCTCCTCCTCATGTACAGAAATAGTCAAGTCCTCAATTATCATTTTGGTGGCTAAGTCAATTAGGGACTCAAGATCAAAGTCATCTATCTCAGATGATGTAATGTCAGTTAGAGCCCTAACATCAGCAACTGTACAATACCCCATAACAGACCACTTCCACTGTAGTCCGAGCTACAGCTTATAGAATGGACTACCTCCACTTATACCTTTGCCTTAAAAGAAAGAGAGAAGCTTAGTCTCCTACTTTAGAGGAGACCAGCTAACAGCCAACCCTATAAGCTAGGAGCCTTAAGCAGCTGGGTATGTTGAGTCACTTGAAGCAGCATTAACCACTAGACCAACAGCCAGTGTGTCAGCCACTCCAAAGTTCCTCTCAGCCCAGAAGTTGTACCATACTGAGTCATACTCTGGCTTGTCCTGTCTGTGTCCCTCTAGATCTCTCTTTATGACGTCATATCCAAGTCTCGAAGTGTCCACTAGTATTGCAACACCCTCTGGAGCCCTTGAGCTAAGGAGAACCTTCATTCCAAAGATCTTCCCTATCTCTCCATTGAGGATTGCCTCTCTGTCACCATATGCTGAGGCATCAACGAACTTTAGGTTCTGGTCAAAGAGCAAAGTAGCAAGATCCACTGGATTCAGGATTATGACATCTGGGTTCCTGTTCTGACCAACTATCTTAGCCCTTGCCCTCATAATGTCCTTTGCTGTTAGTGATCCAGGAGTGCTAGCTCCAACCCATAGTCCAGTTGACTTCTGCATGTTAGCATACTCAGTAACCACAGTTGCAGCTGAGACAGATCCAGTAAGAGTGATTGTTCCAGTGTCATACTGGACATTTGCAATTGTAGCTCCACTGACAGAGATTATTCTGGTTATTGGAACATTAGAGGCTGTCCCAACTGATCCACTGGATATCGTAACAGTCTCTCTCTTCAAGTCCATCATTATGGTCTGAGCCTGGTCATCCACAGCCTCAGCATACTCCAGTCCAGCCTCATAGATATGGTCTTTGATAACATCTCTTAGTGCCTGCTCAAGAGCCTCATTGGTGAACTCAAGCTTTATTCCAACTTTCTCCACTGTCACTGTGACAGCATCATACGCAAATGAAGAAGCTGACACTGTGCTTCCTGGACTGACTCCCCAAGTGACGTTTATTCCAGTCCCTTTCTTTGGAAACTGGATCTGCCTTGGCTTTCCAGGTCCAACTAGGTCTCTGTTGGTCTTGAATAGCTGAGCAAAGACACATGCTCCCCTAGCAACCTCTTCTATAGAGTCTGCAATAGCCTTCCCAGTGATGGCTGCAACATCAGCAGTCCCAACTCCTAGCTCTTCTACAGTCTTCATGGTAGCTCACCCTCGCTTAGCAAGAAGGCAACATCATATTTAAAGCTATAGCTTAAGTGTAGAACGGACTACATTCTGGATAAGCTTATTAGGCACATGTGAGCTTCTAATAGTGAACATCCAAGAGGGATGGATGTTCTATAAGGTAAGCCTCAAGAGGAGGTTAAGGTAAGAATGAGTTACTATACAGATAGGTATGTTAAATGGAGTAAGGAAACCACATGGGCTACAGCTGTCACTCCAAGTACATTCTCAAACTATCTGCTACACTTTGAGGGAGGATGGACGGACAACAGAGTTGAGGAGCCAGTAATAGCAGGGGAGAGAGATGCTAAGTCTAGGACTTATGTGCATAGAGAGGTAGCTGCTGTCATGCGGGTGCAGCCAGTGTCAGCTAAGTGGTTTGAGTTCTGTCTAGGGAGCCTATCAACAGCAGCTGGTGGATCATTACCTGCAACCATCACTCCTGGGTCTCCTCTTCCATCAATAACAGCTGAGAGAGTGTATAGACCTGTACCTGGATCTGAGAGTAATGCACTAAAGCTTTGGGGACTAAAGGTGGACACTTGGGAGCTGACGATAGAGCAGCAGGAGGACATAGTGTTAGAGATGAACTTTGCTGGTCATGATGCAACCCTAGAGACTGTTAGCTACTCTCCTCCAGAAATAGACTATACTGTACCAGCAGCTGCGTTTCACAATGCAACCTTGAAGTATAATGGAGACAAGATCAGATTTAGGAGACTGGTGATCTCTGGAGACAATAATTTGGAAGCTAGGTTTGAGTCTGGAGGGACAATAGGGAACACATTCTGCTGTCAGGAGATACGTGAAGGTGGATGTGACATTTCTGGTAGATTGCAGCTTGACACTTCACTGAGCACTTATGCAGCTCATGTCCTGTCTAGAAGTGAGGGAACCCTTGAATGCTCAATACGGACTTCAGCTGCTACCATAGTGATCACATTGAACAATGTTGCCTTTGGAGAATATAGGGAGCCAATAACTGGACTGGATGTAATAGAAGTTGAGATCCCCTTCAGCTGTAGAAGAGTGGATGAGGATACCCCTGCAATAGAAATTGTACAGAAAGGTAGTGGATCATGGGCAAGCCTGAAGTATTAGAGAAAAAAGCAAAGAAGATGGTTGATCCAGAGACAGTGTACCTTAGGGAGCCATGGGAAGTAGAGGTTCCTGGAGTAGGTACTGTCCTAGCAAGGGATCCCTCTGAGGGAGACAAGATTGAAGCTAGGAAGGCAGCTAGGAAGCATCCGTTATGGGATGAGCTTACTGATGCTGAACGGGCAGCTGAGTACCAGAAACACTTAGCAAGGATTATGCTGGTTGATCCAAAGATTTCTGAGGAGGATTACTACAAAGCCAATAGTGTAAAGTTAGAGGCTATCCTAGACTGTGTCTCAATGGAGTATCATAGACGAGTCCATGAGCTGACCAAGCTACGTGAGTCTAAGATAAGGGATTTTTTAGGACGCCTGAAGGAAGGAAGTCTGCTGAGTTCTGGGAGCTAGTCAAGGTTATGAACTATGATTTCAAGAAGGCTAGGGAGGTCTACCTTGAGCTGACTGATACTCAGAAGATATGGATGTCCATAATGCAGAAGATAGATGAGATGAAGGCTAGGGATGCTGAGGCTAAGTATAAGTTGGAGCAGACAATGAGTAAGGTGTTCAGGAGAGGCAGGTATGTCTGAGATCCCAATTAGGATCCAGCTGGAGCTGACTGAGGCTCCA